TGCTATTACAACATCTCTAAGTTTAGCACCTGGACGTAAGTTATAATAATTTTTTGCAATATCGGGTGCGTTAATATTTTCTATTTTTCCAAGATCAATTGCTTTAAGATAAGATGTATAACTTATTACTGCCTGTTCCTCAAAGTAACCTACCATTCTATGTGCAACCTTAGGAAAGAAAATATATAGTATCAAATAAAAATGCCAAAACAATGCTTGGGCAAGAATTATCATCCAACGTTCGAACCAATTAGGTTTTGCAATCTCAATGAATATCATTAAATGCATACGTTCATTTTCTGCTTCTGCTAATAATGTTTTAATCCAACCTCTATCGTCTGGTTTCATTTTGCGTAAACTTCTTAAATGACTCCACATACCTGCAACCATACCAGGAACACCAGCAACAGTTTCTAATACAACTGCTCTGTGTCCATAACGTTTAGCAAAGAAAGTATCTGCTATCCAACGTAAACGCATTGTAAAAAACAACGCACATCTATCTCCAAAGTCTGTAGGTCTTTTATGCTTCATTTTTTATTCCTGTTACTTGCAAAATATATCTATCTTCATTTCCTAAATTAGCCGCCATGTGTTCTACATCTTTGCCCCAACCAAAGTAACTGCCTGCGGGGCCAACACATACTTTATCTTTAATCCATAACTGATGTCCTGCTTTTTGATCATGCAAAAATACTATGACCCTAATTATTTCATCTTCATCTGTTATATTATTTCTTTTTTTGTATGTTTGATATTTGTCTGTATGGTATGGTAATATCTGTCCAGGAGTAAGTTTGTTGACAGCAACAACTACTTTGTTAAGTTCTAAAACTTTAACTGCATCATGAAAAACTTTAGGCAAGTTTTCAAAACACATATACACACCTACGTTGTAATTTTCTGTGTCAACAGTGGCATTGAATTTTTCTTCGTGAACTTTATTAGTTACCCATTGCAGATTTTTGTAATCCTGCTCGGTCCATGTAACAGCAATTTGTCCTTTGATCATTTTATAAAACCTGATACCTGCAATGTATATTTGTTTTCCATACCTGCGTTAGCACCAAGATGTAAAATGTCCTCGTCCCAAATGTATCCATCACCGGCCATCCAGTGTGTGAACACAGCGTCATCATGTTGTACAAAATGTCCTACCTTCCAATCTTCTAACATAATTAATGCTCTTACAGGTTGGGGTCTTTTAGGAAATTTTTTCTTTAATAAAAAGAATGTGTCTCTGTGCCAAGGAACTACTTGTCCTGGCGGTTGTTTAATACTGCTTATTGTAACTGCATCCATGCCTAATAGATTACCTATTTCTGCAAAGTCTAATTCATCTTCAGTCCACCATCTTTGATGTATCTTAGTATTACCCATAGTATAAGTTTCTGGAAAACCACCATACTTATCGTGAATATCTGTAAGTTCATGGACTTGATGTTTTATACAAGAAGACTCGTCAGGATATTTGCAATCTACAAATTTGGTACAATCATACTTAAATTTTACTTTTTGGTTATACATCGGCCTTCCTTTCTAAGTCAAGTGTAACACAATGGAATGTACCACCTAGTGTTCTAGCATGACGCATAGGCAACATGGCACATTCTATACCATGTTTTTCTAATTCTATTCTAGTTGGTTCTTGCTGTTCTTCAAGTACAACTAACTTTGTATTTACACTTAAAAGATTCATATTAATCCAAGTGCTGGAATTACAGTACCTAGGATAGTGTCCTATGTCTACAGGTTCAGGACACCAAATAATATCCCAGTTTTTAAATGGTCCTGGTAAGTCATCTTTGCTCTTTATTCTACTTGGATTTGCAAGTAGTAACCCTTCCTTCAAAAACGCAACCGTGCTGTCTAAATGCATAAAACTATAAACATTTTCTAATTTATGTACTTTTGCTTTATCTCCTAAAGCACCTTGTAATAATGCACTGCCTAATCTATTTGCACTATTGCTTACAAGATATAAAACATTATCATTTGCTCTTAAAATATTTGCGGCATCAAAGGCAGGTTCAAATTCTGTTAATGCAAGAACATCTTTGTTTCCTATACAGTCTGTATTATACAAAGAACTTTCGTGATAGCAACGTATGTTTACAGGATTTGTTAAATGATGTTCAAATGCTCTCCATTCTCCACGTCTTGCACGTATAGGCATTGGAGTTGCCATTTGTAAATCACCGTAAACAAAAACACTGTCTCTTGGACAGAAGTTATAGTAATTACAATCTGTGTCGTTAGGTCGTAAAACTTCTACATTTTCTTTTTGTAAAAATTTACAAAGTGTATCTAAATCTTCATTTGCCTCATCGATCACTCTTTGTGGATATGGTCCTTTTATTATTTCAGTTTCATCAACCTTGTCTGCATAATTTACGCAACGCAAACTTATGTCAACATCAGGTATCTTGGCATTGTCGGCTATGCCAACAATTACTTTTGTTAATTGATCCCATTCGTTATAAGACATTTCTAAATACCTCCATTTCTGGCAAGTACGGATAATCATCACTTGTCCATAGTTTGTTGGGTACAGCAGTCTTAAGTTTTTCAATGCCTAATTGAGCAGTTTCAGGTGTCATATAGTAATGGTATCCTATTGTTTTAATATTTTGTTCTGCCCACGGTTTACTGTCATCTCTTCCATCGTACGCCATCTTTTTAAGTTCATTATATTCTTGTTCGTTAGGACATAAAATAGCACCACCTCTACCTAAGCCTAACATTTTTTTGTGTTGAAAACTTAAACACATTAATTGTCCATTTATGTATGTATTTGGTGTAAACAAAACTGCCGCGTCTACTATTCTTGTACCACCAAAAAAGTAATACTCCTTCCATTTGATATTAACAAATGACCAAGGTATGTCCAACTTCATTAGTGTCATTGGAACACTAACATACGTTCTTGTAGGTAAAGTTACTTTTGGATTAGATATGTTATGGTGATCTCTGTCATATCTAAACGAAAGTTCTAATGCATGGGTGCAACTATCTGTTGCTACGGCAAAAGGTGCATTGTAATAGTCTGCAATACGTTTTTCAAACTCTTTTACTATCTCGAACATATCAATATTTATTAACTGCGTATATAAATATATGTGTGAGTGAGAGTTTATATAATATCAAAATGTGGTCTGACGACTGGACACCTAGCCATTTTATGGAAATGATTGAGAGGTTGCGTGGCTGTCATATCAGAGTCCTTGGTGCAGAAGAAATGGAACTTATGGGATTTGACCAAAAGAAAGATATTAAACGTATCAGTCGTGCATTAAAGAAAAGCAGTAATAAATGCACTTTCGTATCAGGTGGTTGGCCACATAGCAATATCAACTGGCCTGCTTATAGTAAAGTAGAATATTGGCCTACGTTTTGGATGACTCACACTGTAAAAAATTGCGTACAAGAAGTAGTAAACGAAAACTTTGAATATCCCTTTATAACACTAAATCACAGACCATGGGAACATAGATGTAGAATGATGGACAATCTTGCCAAAGACGGTTTGTTAAGTATGGGTGCTTATAGTTGGAACGTGCTAGAGCCTGATTATAATTTTAAGCATTGGAAACAACAAGTTTGTAATCTAGATAATTTTAAAAATGCAAAAGGGTCGCTTTATGATATGCCTAAAGAATATGGCAACAGTTTTATAGATTTAGTAAACGAGTCTAGTGTAGAAGATATCTTTTTAACTGAAAAAACTGCCAAGCCTTTATTTCATAAAAAACCTTTTATTATACATGGTGCAAGGGGAATACACAAAGTACTACAAAAACTAGGATTTAAATTGTACGATGAATTATTTGATTATTCTTTTGATAATGAAATGCATAGAAAAACAAGAGCGGGTAAAATAGCAAAGGAAATTAGAAACAACATTACAACACCTACAAAGTATGCAGAAATGTATAAGTCGCTAGAATGGAAATTAGAATTCAATCGTCAAAGGCTTTTAGAAATAGCAAAAGACACAGATTATATTCCTGACACAATAAAGGAATTAGGAGGTTATGAAAATGTTATTTCTTAAAAAAGGAAAACCACTACTTGTAGGAAATGATGTTAACCAAGAATTAGATTGGTATCAAGGAGATACACAAACAAATTATGTGCAAACTAACAATCCTGATTGGAATTATTATGATAGCAAAGGAAAGTTAACATATAAATTTAACAGTTTAGGATATAGAACTAAAGAGTTTAACAATTTACATATGGACCCGTATATGTTAGTGTTTGGTTGTAGTTACACAGAAGGCGTTGGTTTATATGAAGAAGAAATATGGTGTAAGCATTTAGCAGATTATTTAAAACTAGACTATAGGAATCTAGCAAAAGCAGGTACAGGACCAGATGTAATAAATTTTAATACACAACTTTTTAAAAGATCTGGATTTGTAAAACCTAAACTAGTAGTTGTACAGTGGCCACAAATTAATAGAAAAAGTTTTGGATTTCATTGTGAAGAAGGTATAAGACTAGAAGATAGGAATGTAAACAAGGAAGAAACAAGTGACAGTATGGCTATGCGTGATACTGACTGGTACTTGAATAGATATATTCAAGAGACCGGTGAACAAGTTATACAGTCAATGAAAGATCTTTTCAGTGTAGATAATTTATGGTCAGCACTAGGAGTACCAGTATTCCATTGGACATGGGAAGGTGACTTTACTACTGATTATGGAACTAAAAAAATATTTAAAGTTATAAACACACACAAAGATTTAGCAAGAGATTTGCAACATGATGGACCTAAGATTCATTATGATGCATTTGAACAATTTAAAGACAAAGTAAAATGTTTGATATAATTTTTATAAGTTATCAAGAGCCTAATGCAGAAGCCAATTGGAAAGCATTAAAGGAACGTTTCCCAATGGCAAAACGTGTACATGGTGTAAAAGGAATACACCAGGCACACATACAGGCGGCAAACAAGTCATTTACTAAAATGTTTTACGTAGTAGACGGTGATGCAGAAATAGTAGATGATTTTAACTTTGATCACAAGGTTTCCGAGTGGGACTTAGACTGCGTTCATGTATGGCGTAGTAGAAATCCTATAAACAACTTGGAATACGGGTACGGCGGCGTAAAACTATTACCTAAGACTCTCACACAAAAGGTTGACGTCACCGTACCCGACATGACTACCAGTATCAGTAAAAAGTTCAAGCCAATGCCGGTAGTCAGTAACATAACAAGATTTGACACAGACCCTTTTAATACTTGGAAAAGTGCTTTTAGGGAATGTGTCAAACTTGCTAGTAAAACAATTGATAGACAAGAAGAAGGAGAAACAAATGAAAGACTTAAAACTTGGACAACCGTGGGACACGATAGACCTATGGGCAAATACGCTTTGGCAGGCGCGATGGCTGGTATGGAGTTTGGCCTTTCTAGGGGGAGTGATCTTCGGCTAATAAATGATTGGGAATGGTTGCATGAGCAGTATGGAAAAGATACCGTTTAACAATATTGTTAAACTTGGACAAAGAACTATGTTGGAAAACAACTTGTTTTCTGTATCCTGGATCCTTGGCCGTTTCTGTAACTATAATTGCAGTTATTGTTGGCCGTATGCTAGAAGCAGTAAAGTTGATCATAGACCGTTTGAAATTTACACAAATGCTATTGATGAGATTAAACGTCAAGCAAGAGCAAACGGATTTGATAAGTTTCATTTTAGTTTTAGTGGTGGAGAACCTACTGCATACAAAAAGTTTATTGATTTAATAAAACATTATGAAGATTATGAAAGTAAATATTTAAGCATACATATGACAAGTAATTGCAGTCCTGCTAAACGTTGGTGGACAAGATGGTTAGATGCAACCCATGTCATGGATAGAAGAAGTATTACAGCAAGTTATCATGCCGAATTTGCAAATGAAAAAGAGTTTGGTGACAAACTTTTATATTTACAGGACAATGATGTCCTTGTAACAATTAATCAGGTAATGGTACCTGAACATTGGGAGGAATATTATGATAGATGTAATAGGTTTATTAGCAGGGGTCTTCATGTTACTCTTAAGCCTCAGTCTGATCCTACTGCTAGTTTTGTTGTCTCGGGATACACTGAAGAACAAAAGAAAATTTTACAACAGGAAAGTGTACAAAACACCTACCAGGTCGCGTTATATGACAATGATGGAGTAGAATATTGGATTGATCAAGCAGAAAGATTAAATGCTTATGGTTTCAATAAGTTTAAGGATTGGAACTGTTGGTCTGGTTATCAAAGTTGCATAATACGTGAACCAGGGGGAGAAGTAAAACGTAGTTACAGTTGTCACGATGAACCTTTAGGCACTTTAGATAAAGGATTTAATTTATTTAAAAAGCCTATGCCATGTATTACTCCAACCTGTGTAAGCAGTGCTGACAGCAAAGTACCAAAGGAAAAGAATGTATAATTATAAAGATATAAAATCTATACACCTAGAAGTTACTTCTAAATGTCAAGCAAGGTGTCCTATGTGTCCAAGAAGATTGCAAGGAGGTCCTTTGCTGGATAGTTTATATCTTGAAGAAATTACATTAGACATTTTTAAAAAGTGGTTTCCAGTAGACTTTATACATCAGTTAGAACACGTTTATATGTGTGGTAACTTAGGTGATCCTATTATTGCTAAAGACACATTGAAAATATTTAGATATATGCGTGAATTGAATCCAGACATGAGTTTACAAATGCACACAAACGGAAGTGGACGTACAGAAAAATGGTGGACAGAGTTAGCAGAACTAAAAGTTAAAACTGTATTTGGCATTGATGGATTACAGGATACTCATGCATTATACAGAATTAACACAGACTGGAATAAGATTATAAAAAATGCAAAAACATTTATAAAAGCAGGTGGAGATGCACGTTGGGATATGCTGGTGTTTAAGCACAATGAACATCAAGTAGAAAAATGTCAGGACCTAAGCAATCTATTAGGTTTCAAAGGATTTAGTGTTAAACATACAACAAGATTTAAGGATGGAAAATTAGATGTGATAGACGACACTTATAATGTAACACATACTTTATTGCCATCGCAGAAAAGTTTAGAAATGATTGCGCCAGCAAAAAAAGCCGCAGAAGAATTTTTGCCTAAAATAAAATGTAAAGCAAAGGAAGACAATCAAATGTATGTAGGTGCTAATGGAAACATATCACCATGCTGTTGGTTAGATTTAGATTGGATACCGCAACACAGTCAAAGTAGAATAGATTACATGACAAAGGTTAATACTATACCTAATTTATATAAGCAGTCATTGAAAGAAATATTTGATAGCGGATTTTTTAATAAAATAAGCAGTTGTTGGACAACAACTGGTTTAAAAGAATGTAGTCGTCAATGCGGTACATTCGATAAGTTGAACAAACAATTCATAGAAAGGACTTAAAATGTTATTTTGGATTGGATTTATGGTAATGGTGTTAAATGAAGGCTTTGTAATAATGCGTCATGTACACCCGTGGTTCGCACGTAAAAGAGAAGCACTAATGGCCAAGTATGGAAGTAATTGGAAACGTTTTCATGCTACATTAGATTATGTTTGGATAGGTGGTGTTACATTAGGTATAGCAATAGACATCGCCAATTGGAAGTTATATTTCACAGTGCTGTTGACCTTTTGGACGGTTGTAGGAGTAACTGTGTATCTTCCATTGCTTGTTAAGAAGTTAAGGAAGAAATGACTGAAGAAGAATATTTGAAAATATTTGTAGGAGAACATAATAGGTCTATTGAATTAGATAAGGAAATGAATGGAACATGGACAACAGAAGAAATAATAGATGCAATGAAAAGTATTTGCCCGGAGGCATGGAATGAAAATTAACATCGATGACATAAAGTTCTGGGCAGATGCTATCCGTAATAGCAGTGATAGAGATCGTGTGCTTGAATGTTTCTGGGGCGGCCAGTTGAAAAGTAAGTCATGGTTAATAGAACACGTATCACATCATTGCAACGTAAAGAATGCAAAAATTGTTGTTTATGGAGGCTGGTATGGTGTGCTTTCGACTATGTTGTTCAACAGTTCATTAGGTATAAAACATATTACAAGTGTTGACATAGATCCTAAATGCGAGGAAATAGCAAACACAATGAACAAACGTTATGAGATGGAAGGTAGATTTACAGCAGTAACAGAAGATATGTGTACACATCAACCTGATAAAGATACTTACATGGTAATTAATACTAGTTGTGAACACATTACGCAAGAACAATATAATACTTGGTTAGCAAATATACCAGATGACGTGTATATTGTTTTGCAAAGCAATAATTTTAAAGATCATGAAGAACACGTAAACTGCATGAGTGACCTTGATGAATTTAAACGTAAGTCTAAATTAAAAGTTGACTTGGAAGAAGAACTTGAGTTGCCTAAGTACAAACGTTTTTTAATTTGTGGGAGAAAAAGATGAAAATTGTCTACGTAAAAGAAGAACATATTTCTTGTACAGGAGAAAATGACGATCATCCTAAGGTATATTACA